TTAAGTTCAACAAGAAATTAATTGAGCATGGTTATCTTGAGGAAAAAGAAAGACCATCAAGCAAAAGTGGCATAAAGAAGTTTAAGGCACTTACAGAAAAGGGACTGAAGTATGGTGAAAATGCAGTTAATCCCCATAACCAGAAGGAAGTGCAGCCACTGTACTATGAAGATATGTTTATGCAGTTGTATTCAGAAGTGGTTTAGAGAAGTATAAGAATTGGAATGGAATTGTGCCAGATGCGAAATAAAATTACATGCAGTATTAGATGCGAAAAAAGCATATAGGGATTGGTCTGTTAGAAAGTTTAATTAAATGGTGTTTGTGTAATTAAAAGTGAGGATTTTTAGGTTTCGCTCAAAAATGAGCAAAAGCAAAACAGGGGGGAGGCAGAACATCATTAAATCATCTGATAAGATTTGATATAATTAGAGAGATGATTAGAAAAAAATAATTATTCGATAAGAATTCTTTTTTGAAAGAATATATAAGACAGAAGAAAATAAAAATTTTAAAATTTGTAAAGTTAAAGAAGGGAAAAGGAAAATGAGCATAGAAATAAACAGTTCAAAAACACTTAACCAGCTCTTTGAGAGCTGCAAAGCGAGTTATAACGAAGAAACACCACTGAGTGAAGGACAAGACATGGCAATGAGTGAACTGGAAAAGGTTACGCTTGCCAGCCCGTCATTCGGACAGGCTGTATTTGACAAGGCAATAGCATTATCCAGGGAATCCGAAAAAGCGGGTTTTGTCCTAGGTTTTAGGATGGCAGTTAATTTGATGCTGGAATCTGCTGCCTTATAGTTTTGAAAGACAGGTGCATTTGATGAACAATAACTGTGAATATGCCAATGGTGGGAGCTGCCTATGCGGCGTCTGCCAGTCCGCAATAGAGGTGTTGCAGGCGGCAGAAAAAATCAGTGTTGGGGAAATAGATAAGTTTTTTCTGGGTGTGGAAAAAGTCTTTGATAAAATGGAAAAACAGAAAGGAGAGATGGAAATGGTTGAGAGGCAGCAGATAATACAGGTATTGGATTATGGGCGGTTAATGGGCATTGATGAACTCATGCGCTATACTTCGCTTGGTCGAAACAGCGCATCAGAAATGGGAAAGTTGGCAAGTGCCATTGTCCATATTGGCAAGCGTGTCTTATATGACCGTAAGAAAATCGATACATGGATTGATACACAAGCACAGGAAATGTAAACATCAAAGATAAAACAATACATGAAAGGAGAGTTTGCTATGGCAGTAAAAAACAGAAAGGACCATCGGGGAAGAGTGCTGCCTCCAAATGTGAGCCAGAAAACAGACAGGCGTTACATATGGAGAAAAATGATTGACGGACATCAGTATGTGCTTACGGATAATGACCTGAATGAACTGAAAAAGAAAATTGTCCGCAAGGAATCAGAACTCCAGAACGGCATATACAGCAACCCGGCAAAGGTAACATTCAATGAATGGTTCTGCAAATGGATTGATATTTACAAAGGCAATCTGAAAACTACAACCAGGGAAAATTACCTTACCGCATGGAGAAATTATGTACGGGACAGCCAGATTGGGAAAATGCAGCTTTGCAAGATTAAGAAAATGCATCTGGTTGAGCTTTACAAGGAATTGAGCGAAGGAAAAGAACTTGCCACAGCTACAGTACACAATGTGCATATAATTATTTATGGTTCTCTTTCAGATGCTATGGATGATGGGATTATAACAGAAAATCCAGCCACTAATGCTTTCAAAAAAATAAAACACAAGGAAGCCAGACACCGTCAGGCATTGAGTGTCAGAGAACAGGAAATTTTCATTGACTTTTTATCTGGTAATGATATTTTCAAGGTTCATCTTCCCATGTTTGCCTTCTTTCTGGGTACAGGGGCAAGGTTTGGGGAAATGGCAGGGGTTACATGGAAGGATATTGACATGCAAAAGAATGTTATCAGTATCAACCACACAATGCACTATACAAGGGTAAATGGAAAAATGAAATTCCATGTCAGTACACCGAAAACAAAAAGCGGGATTAGAGAAATCCCAATAATTCCAGAACTGAAAAAACAGTTAATCAGACAAAAACAATATGATTTTATGACTGGCATCCGAGGAACAGCCATAATTGACGGATATACGGATTTTGTTTTCCATACGGCCACAGGAAATCCTTATACGGAAACAGGCTTAAATGCCATCATTACAAGAATTGTAAATGCCTATAATAGCCAGGAATCGGACAGGGCAAAGTGTGAGAAGCGTGAACCAGAACTGCTTCCAGATTTTTCACCACATGTACTCAGGCATACATTCTGTACCAGGTTTTGCGAGAATGAAAGTAATGTGAAAGTAATACAGGCAATCATGGGGCATGGGGATATTAAAACCACTATGAATATATACGCACATGCGACCAAAGATAAGATACAGGAAACAATGCAGGATTTCAGTTCTAAAATTAAAATTTGTTAATAACAGAACCAGTACTACCGCCATATATGGCATGGGTACTGGTTTTGTTTTAGTGCAGATTTTGGTACAAATTTAGGTACACATAAAGGATTGATATAAACAAAGATAAAGTTATTATATTCTGGAAAGTCCCAATTTATATACTGTACATAACATAAAGGTAAATAATAAAATACCAGTTCGGGTAATGGCGGATTTGTATAATGCTCCAGAACTGGTTACAGGATATTGTATGAGAGAATGTCCTGTACATGGTTTTTTGCCATTAGCAACAGAAGAGAAAAATATACAGGGAATTACTTTGAGATTTCTGCAAGGTTTCAATGAGAACAGGTTAAAGACAGTCAAGGAGGATTTAATTGAGATAACAGAAGACGGAATTATTAGCAATGAGGAACTTCCTCAATTAAAAGCAATACTTGAAAAGCTGGATGGACTGGCAGAAATTATCAGTGAAATGAAGATTGCTGGAGAGAAATATATAAAAGGGATGTGACTAGAAAGACCATATTGGAAAGGGGATTATTACAAAAAATGGGAGCAGTAAAAGAATACCTGTTAAAAAACTGGTTCTGGATTGCTGTTGGTATTGTTTTTACAAAGCTTGCTATAAAGGCAGCATATATTGAGAGAGGTTATTTGGCATATGGCGGTGAGTGGCTGGTTTTACCATTGCTGCTTATGGGTGCTGTATTAGCAAGGAATATATGTGATGCGGTGAAATACATGTTGGGAATGAAGGAATATTTATAAGCCATTTACCAGATGGAGGGAACAGAAAGGGGATGATTATTATTTGTGATATTTGTTTAGCAAATCCTTGTTATCCGAGATGCCCTAATGCAGCAGAAGAAGCAGCGGCAGAAACTTGCTGCAGGTGTCATGGTGGCATTTTAGAAGGTGAAGAGTATCTGGCTTCTGATGAAGGTCCAATATGTGAAGATTGTTTGTCAGATATGACATTAAAAGAATATTTAGATTTTATTGGAGAAAGACTTGCTACAGCATAATCTGGCAGGTTGGTTTTAAATCAAAGGGAGGGATAATATATGGCAGAACAAAAAAATAATGAAACTGTAAGTACAGCAGTTTTAGTTAAACAGCTTATATCAGAAGATAGTGTAAAGAGGAAATTTGGAGAGGTATTAGGCAAGAAAGCTCCACAGTTTCTTGCATCCATTACAAATGTAGTATCAGGAAATACACAGTTAAAGAAATGTGATGCAAATTCAATTATGAATGCAGCATTTGTTGCAGCAACATATGATTTGCCTATTGATAGTAATTTAGGTTTTAGTGCTATTGTCCCATACAATGAAAGTGTTTTTAACCCACAAACAAAAATATGGGAAAAATATCCAAGGGCACAGTTCCAGATGATGTACAAAGGGTTTATCCAGCTGGCAATACGTTCAGGATATTATGAGAAGATGAATTATGCTGTTGTTTATGAAGATGAATTAAAAAGGTATAACCCGATTACTGGGGAAATTGAATTTGTAACAGATTTTTCAAAATGTACACAAAGAAATGCAGCAGATGAAAGTAAAATTACAGGATATTATGCATGGTTCAGATTAAAGACAGGTTTCTGCCAGGAGTTATTTATGTCAACAGCGGCTGTAAATAACCATGCAAAGAAATATTCCCAGGCATACCGTCATGATATTGAAAAGGGTAAAAAATCAAGTAAATGGACAACAGATTTTGAAGCAATGGCATTAAAGACTGTTATTAAACTGCTTCTTAGTAAGTGGGGGATTTTATCAGTAGATATGCAGAGGGCAATACAGGATGACCAGAAGGTTTATGATGAAAATGGGAATGGTTCGTATGGGGATAACCAGCCAGATGTTATAGAGGCACAGGATGCTTTTATAGAGAATGATGTGGTGGATGATAACCAGATAGGCGGACTGGAACTTGAGGAAGTGGAGGAATAATAATATATGGAACTTATAGCAGAAAATTATTATAAAAATGAAGCTAACCAGGAATATATGAGTGTTTCCCAGTTCAAGGACTTTGCAGGCACATATGGTAAATTGCCTTGCGAGTTCACAGCAATGGAAAAACTGGAAGAAAGATGGGAAGATGAAAAGTCTGTAGCAATGATGACAGGCAGTTATGTGGACGCATATTTTGAGGGAACACTGGAGAAGTTCAAGGCAGAGAATCCATCACTGTTCAAGAGGGATGGCAATTTAAAGACTGAATATGTAAAGGCAAATGAGATTATTGCCAGGATTGAACATGATAATTATTTTATGAAATATATGTCTGGGCAGAAACAGGTTATTATGACTGGAGAGTTGTTTGGAGCAAAGTGGAAGATTAAAATTGACAGTTATATACCAAAAGTAGCAATAGTGGACTTGAAGGTTATGGCATCTATTACAGAACTGAAATGGGTAAAAGATATTGGATATTTAGATTTTGTACGTTACTGGGGATATGACATACAAGGGGCAGTTTACCAGGAAATAGTAAGACAGAACACAGGAGAGAAGCTGCCATTCTATATTGCGGCGGCTACAAAGGAGAAAGAGCCAGATATCCGTATTATCCATGTAACTGATAATTATTTACAAGAGGCACTTAATATGGTTGAAGCAAATTTGCCAAGAATACTTAGGGTTAAGTCTGGCGAAGAAATGCCAGACAGGTGTGAATTGTGTGACTGTTGCAGGCATAACCGTGTGTTGAAAAAGCCTATATCTATTGCAGACTTAATAGCTGGAATTTAATCCAGGGAAGCCTTCCACCTGGAATTTACCAGTTGGAAGGCGGACTGGTAAAAATTTTGAAACATATGAAAGGTGAGGAATTAAAGGGATTTAAAAGGGTGGTAGAAAATTTCTACCTACCTTTTGCGGAGGCTTTAAAGTTTACATCACAATTATATTTATGGACGCGCAGGGGCGCAAGCAGACATTCAAAAATGCTTGGAACCGATAAGGCTTGGGAGCAGTTTGACGAACTGGAAGAAAATTATTATAGCCCAATAAGAAAACTAACAGCATTAGAAAGATTACAGTTACAGCAGGAAGCGATACTGGAAGTTAATACAAAAGTACAGAATGTGGAAAACAGGGTAGTAAAACTTGAAAACAACATGACAATAACCCATGAACAGATACAGATAATCAAAAACAGGGTAAATTCAAGGATTGTAAATGATGTTTTAGGCGGATATGATAGCAGGGCTTATAATGATATTTATTTAAGGGGCAGAGTTTATAGCAGGTTTAATAAAGATTATTGCGATTACTTCCGCATAAATGCAAGGGCAAATACACTGGCTTTAAAATTTGATGAGGCTTTGCGATACATAGACATGTGGCAGCCAGATACAAATATGAAGCTTATGATAGAGTATGCAAATGCACAGATGTACATTACACAATAATCTGGCAGGTTGATATATTAGAAGATTGACAACTGAATGTGGCACGGAGTTGGTAGAAATTTTTGTGGTTTTATCTTGACTTTTGTTCACACGTTTGTTATGATATACGTGTGAACAAAAGTTAGGAGGTGATGATTTGAGTTCACGAATGGGTAGACCAACTGACAATCCCAAAACAACAGAGATTAAGATCAGGGCAACACAAAGCGACAAAGAGAAACTGAAATTTTGCTGTAAAAAAACAGGTAAAACACAGTACCAGATTGTGATGGATGGGATTGACAGGATTTACAACGAACTTAGAAATTAAAAGAACGACCGCTTCACTTTGGCGAGAGACACGGTCGTTCCAACTACCAACTCCACAAAGAGCTGATAAATCCATTCTATCAAATCTTTGCGGCGAAATCAAGAAAAAAAGGAGAGCCGTGTCATATGAAGAAATCGAATATCGTATATATCCACGATTATAAAATTAAC